CCTACAAAGCCCGGAGCAAAGAAGAAGAGAAGTACGAAGAACGACTTAGGGTTGTCGAGGGAGCAGAGGACATTGTTGGAGCAGGTGTTGTTAAGAAGTCGGTTAAGGCAGCAAAAGGAAGAGGAGTTAAGGGTAAAGGGTGAGAATCTGCAGAGGAGTTTATTTCCTTCACAGACGGGGTTTATAGGAGATGGACGGAAGAAGAAATTAGCACGTTGTAGTAGGAGGGCAGGCAAGACACATTTAGCAGCAGTAGGGTTGTTGAGTGCAGCCATTTCGACTCCCGGGATCATGTGTCCTTACATCACTCTGTCGATCAAGAATGCACGTAGGATATTGTGGAACACGTTAGGAGAGATGGACCGTGGGTTTGGGTTGGACTTGGAGTTCAGGCAGAATGATCTGACAGTCAAGTTGAGTAATGGAAGTAGTATTGTATTGGGAGGAGCACAGGACAGGGATGAGGTAGATAAGTGGAGGGGACCGAAGTATTCGTTATGTGTAATTGATGAAGCCCAGAGTATGCGTACATCGATTTTGAACACATTGATAGAGGATGTCTTGGAACCTGCGACTTTGGACCTTGATGGTTCGATTTGGATGTTTGGGACTCCGAATGCATCCAGTTCTGGTTATTTTTATGATGCAGATGCATTTGAACGTAGTAGTTGGAGTAAGCACAACTGGACCTTGTTGGACAACCCTCACTTACCAGGAGCACAGACATGGTTAGACAGGAGGAAGGAAGAGAATGGGTGGAGTAATGAGACACCAATTTTCAGGAGGGAGTATCTTGGAGAGTGGACAAGGGACACCGAGTCGATGGTGTATCGTTTTTCACAAGACAGGAATGTGGTTGAGGAGGAGTTGGAAGAGAACTTTTTCGATTTCGTACTCGGAGTGGATCTGGGATATGAGGATTCGACTGCATTTGTGGTGTTGGCATTTTCAGAAGACATCCCAGAGGTCTACTGTGTACATGCCGAAAAGAGTAGTCACATGGGGGTTGCAGAGATTGCGGAAAAGATCAAAAGGTTGGAAGAGAGGTACAGATTCGTAAGGAGTGTGGTTGACACAGGAGGATTAGGAAAGATGATCACAGAAGAGATGAACAAGCGTTTTGAGTTGAATCTATTTCCTGCAGAGAAGGCACGTAAGTTAGATCACATCACATTGATGAACAGTGATTTTGAGAGGGGGAGGATACAGATTGTGAAGGGACCTCTGACAGAATCGTATATTGATGAGTTGGATTTATTGGAGTGGGATCACGGTCAGATGGAGAAGGGGAGGTATAAGGAAGCAGAGAACTGTGAGAATCATTGTTGTGATGCAGCATTGTATGCATGGAGGGAGGCACTTCATTATTTACACAGGGAGCAGACTCCAAAGCCTGATTTTGGATCAAGTGAGTATTTCACACAGTTGGAGCAGGAGATGGAGTCAGACATGATTGCAAAGGTCCAGAGGGTAGAGGATGCAGAGGAACAGGAGTGGTGGGAACTTAACTGAATAAGGAGAAACTGATGCCAGGATATCATAAGAAGAAGAAGGGTAAGGGAAAGAAGAAGTAATGTTTGGCAAGGAAGAAAAGTTGATCCTCAGAGATGAGATGAACTTGAGGGAGATCCGGGAGATGATTCTGTTCCTCAAGGAGAACAAGGTAAGGACATTTGAGGGTATGGGAGTATCAGTGGAGTTTGATGTAGAGATGGAGACACAACCACAGGCAGTCCCTCAACCTTTCAGAGATCCTGTGGATCAGGACATAGTAACCTCTCATTTTAATAGCTGATGTTTTGGTGGGAAGCAGAGATTGACAGTTGTCATGATGAGTTGATGGGAGTCATCAACAAGCTCAATGACAATCATTATGACAGAATGATGGCAAATCTGGACTTTCTCAGGGTTTACAGTCAGAGGAAGTATGATTTACAGGATTTCAGGCATGGAATGGTAAAGACATCCAACTATGCGTTGGACAGACGGGATGACATGCGTATGCGTATGAATGTCACTCAGTCGATGATAGACACAATCACATCCAAGATTGGGAAGAATCGTCCTCGTCCAATGTATTTGACTGAAGGAGGAGACTATTCTCTGAAGACAAAGGCCAAGATGATGGGGAGGATGATGGAGGGATTGTTCATGCAGACGAAGTTGTATGATCTGATGCCCAAAATCTTCCAGGATTCCTGTATTTTTGATATAGGAGTGCTCAAAATCTATGTAGAAGACAACAAAATCCAGATCGAGAGGGTTTTTGCAAATGAAATCCTCTGGGACATGGATGATGCTCTCTATGGAGACCCTCAGAGTCTCTATCAGGTCAAAAAAGTACATAAAAGTTACCTTTTGGACCGTTTTTCAGGGTTTTCGACTCAAATCAACAATGTTTCAGTAGGAAAACAGGATGAAACACCAGATGCAGACTTAATCGAGGTGGTTGAGGGGTGGCATCTGCCCATCAGTGAAGATTCTGATGATGGAAGACATGTAATCTGCATCGAAGGAGCAACACTTTTAGATGAGGAATATGGCAGGTCTCAGTACCCGTTTCTGGTCCTCAAATGGAGTGATTCTGTTGTAGGTTTTGGTGGAATCTCCTTGGCAGAGCAACTTTATCCTGTTCAGAGGGAGATCAATGCATTATGCATCAGGATTCAACAGAGTATGCACTTGTTGAGTGTTCCAATGGTGTTTCTTCAGGCAGGGTCTAAGGTTGCCCCATCTCACATCAGAAACCAACCTGGAACAATCATCCATTACAATGGACAACCTCCAGTGGTTTATACCCCGGCAGCAATGCACCCTGAAGTTTACAACCATCTGGACAGACTCTATCAGAGGGCATATGAGATCTCAGGGATCTCTGAACTCTCTGCAACAGGAAAGAAACCTGCAGGATTGGAATCAGGTGCTGCTCTCAGGATTTATCATGACATAGAAACTGAGAGGTTCATTCTCATTGGAAGACGTTATGAGTCTGCATTCATGAGTGCAGCAGGACACTACTTTGATCTGGCAGAAGACATTGTGAAGGAGAAGGGTTCATTTCCTGTTCAGACTGCATACCGCAGAGAGATGACGAAGGTGGATTTCAACAAGATACGCATGGCACGGGAGGAGTTCATCTTGGAACCATATCCTGTCTCGATTCTTCCATCTCTTCCTGCAGGAAAGCTTCAGACCATTCAGGAACTGATCAACATTGGAGTCATTGACAAGAAGGAGCAGATCACCCGTCTTTTGGACTTTCCAGACCTCAATTCAGTAACACAGGTTTATGAAGCAGCAGAAGCAGATGTGGAGTGGAGGATTTCTAAGATCCTTGATGAAGGAGAGTACATTGGTCCAGAACCGTACATGGATCTGAATCTGGCAAAGCAACGGTTCCAGTTGGCCTACTTGGAAGCAAGGCAGAAGGGTGTGGATGCAGAAAAGATTGCCCTCCTTGACAAGTTCATAGTCCAGACACAGACGATGCTCAAGCAGGTACAGTTACAGGCACCACAGGGACTTCCTGAATCACCTGCTGCACCACCGTCTCCAGTAGCAGGAGGAGTCCCTGTACCAACAGATCTGATGCCTGAAATGCCTCAGACTCCTGAAACCCCAGAATCGCCATTACCAATATGACAGAAGAGACTGCAGTAGAAGAGACTGTGGAGGAGACTCCACAACTTTCAGAAGAAGCACAACAATTCTTCAAAGACCGAGGAATCATCAAGGAAGACTCTGTGGAGAAGACTTCAGAGGAGTCTGATGTTGTTGCAGAAGAGGAGAAACCTGAGAAGGAACCCACCGTTTCCAAAGCATTCTCAGAGGTTGCAAAAAAGAAGAGAGAACTGTTTCAGAAAGAACAGGAGTTAAAGGATCAGAATGATGATCTCGGCAAGCTCAAGGAGGCACGTAACCTCATAGAGCAAGGAAAGCATCTGGAAGCATCTGAGGTGTTAGGATCAAACTATGAATCCATGACAGATCAGGTACTTAACAGAGGTTCAGAGAGGACTGCCCTGCAGAAGATGCAGGAGGAGATCTCTTTATTGAAAAAGGAAAAGTTTGACTCAGATAGACAGAAACAGAAGGAATTAGCCTCCCAGGAGGTGCAGTCTTATGTTTCTGAGTTGAAAAGTATGGTTGATGACACCGAAAAGTATCCGTTGGTGACATCCTTCTGGGATGAAGCACAACAGAGCATTCTGGACATTCAGAAGCATTATGCCATGAACGGGAATGAACCCCTCACCAATGAGGATGTTCTGGAACAGGTTGAAAACACCTACCGTGAGTTCATGGATAAAGCAGTTCAGAATGAAAAAGTAAGAAGTATTTATGGTTTAGCATCACCCTCCGAAAAGCCATTGGGTGAGGTCCATAAAAGTCAATCGAGGACCCTTTCGTCTAAAGGAACTTCCCGGTTGAAGACCTCAGAGACCAAGACTGGTCCATTTTCCAAGCATGAAGCATTGGAGAGGGCAGTCAACGTCTTCAGAGAGACCAAATCGGGAGCATGATTATGACTTTCTATTTGGAGTTTACTGACAATGGCATCTGCCGACATGACCGCATGGGACAATGCTCTCAAGCAATATTATCGTGATAAACCTGTCATAGACACGGTTTACAAGAACCATCCGTGGTTAACATTAGTCCCCAAGAACCCCCGGTTCAAAGGGAAGAACATGCCTGTGCCCGTGATCTACGGAAGACCACAGGGGGTCAGTGCAACATTCAGCACTGCACAATCCAATGCAACTGCATCCCAGATTGCAGAATTCCTGATCACCAGGAAGAAGCATTATGGGGTTGCAACTGTAGACAATGAGACGTTGCTTGCATCACAAGGGAACGAATATGCTTTCTTAGATGCTGCAACCACTGAGATTGATCAGGTTGCAAAGAGTGTGGGAGATGCTCTCTCAAGACAACTCTTCCGTGCCTCTTCTGCATCCATAGGACGGGTGAACAACTCATCGTTTGCCGTCACTACTTTGGATCTGGTGACAGACTCTGATGCACTCAATTTTGAGGTAAATCAGAAGATTGTCACTTCTGCAACTCTCACAGGAGGATCAGTCCGTTCAGGTTCACTGACTGTCTCTGCAGTAGACCGTGATGCAACATCAAATCAGGTCACAACCAGTGCAAATCTGAGCACAGGAATCTCTGCAATCGCCCAGAATGACTACATCTACATCGAAGGAAACTACGATAATGGTGTGAGTGGTCTGGCAGATTGGGTTCCTGCATCTGCACCAGGATCAACTGCATTCTTCGGACAGGATCGTAGTTCAGATCCAACCCGTCTGGGTGGTCAGAGAATCACTTACTCTTCAACTCGTGAAGAGACCATCATCAATGGTCTTGCACGATGTGCCAGAGAAGGAGGACAACCTGACACCATTTTCTGTTCTTTCACAGATTTTGTTGGATTGGAGAAAGAACTTGAATCCACCGTTCAACGTGAAGTTGATCCAAGCACAGGAGCAGGTTTCCGTTCTATGGAAATGTATGCACCTTATGGGGTGGTGAAAATAATCCCTGATAAGGACTGTCCTGTTGCAGTAGCCTATGCACTTCAGATGGACACATGGCAGCTTGCCACCATTGGAGAGACTGTAGGCATCATCGATTCTGATGGGAACCGTGTTCTCAGACAGTCGAGTGGAGATGGCGTAGAGGTCCGTGTTGGATTTTACGGTCAGCTTGCATGTTCTGCTCCAGGATTCAATTGCCGAATTGCTCTAGCCTAAAAGGAGGATTAAATGGCAAGTCGAGTCTTTAGGAATGTTCAGGCATTAAATCCTGAACTGAAAATAGTAACAGGTTCCTTCACCACGAATGGGAGTTCGAGTCCTGACTCTGACAATAACACAGGCAAAGGTTGGTCTGTGGCACGTTCAGGGACAGGAGAATTCACAGTGACGTTGGAGGATACCTACCCGGCATTGTTGTCTGGAAACTGTTCTCTTGGTCTGAATGCAGCAGGAGACAGTAAGGTTCAGTTTGGTGCAATTGATGTGGTAACTGCAAAAACCATCGTCATACGGACCATCACTGGAACTGCTGCAGCAGATATTGCAGCCAATGCCAACAATCGGGTTCATTTCACTCTGTTACTCCGTAATACGGATGTGACGTAAGGAGAAATATGATGGGAACTGAAGCAGCAACCATCATTCTGGGACCTCTCAAGGGTAGTATGGGAGGTCACTCAGAAGAAGATTCTGAAAAGGAAGAAGCTTCTGAGAAGGAAGAGATGGACGAGGAGTATGAATACTCTGATGAACAAAAAGAAATGGCAAAAGAACTCGTTAAAGCAGTTAAAAGTGGAGATGAGGAAACTGTGCTTAATGCAATCCACGGAATCATGATGAGTTATGACTGATTACGTAAATTTGACAGAGTTGAGAACCCTGACACGGCAACGTGCAGATCAGGAGAACTCACAGTTTGTGACGGATACAGAACTCACGAGGTATCTCAATAATTCATGGGGGGAATTATACAACCTCATTATTGA